CTTTATCATTTTATATAATACATTTGGTGATGCTACAACACCTATGTTGTTTTATAAAATTGAAAGAGAACTTTGGTCTGTTATGAAGACCTTCGTTCTTTTTTTAAATAAACTTCCCGATACTCCACGTTGTTATATTCATGATGTTCAGGTTGACTTGGACTGCATGATAGAACTAAACAACCTTTGCAAAAATGACCAAGAAGATTGACAAGATAATCAATATGATCAGGAAACTTCATGAGGAAGTTCCTGTAAACAATGTTTCTGGTGGTCAGATAGCAGGAACGACGGAAGCTGGTGACGATCCTCCAGTCAAGAAAAAGAAGAAATATATCTACGGTGGTCATGGTAGTAGGAAGACCTGGCTTGCACATCTGAAAAATGGAAAACTCTGATTACAAAGATTCAAATATTGCAGTTCTAGAATCAAAGGTTGAGACTTTTGAGCAAGTCTTCAATCGACTAGATCGTGCTATAGAAAAAATCACAGAGGTAAATAATAATGTGAGTAGGATGCTTGCCGTCCATGAAGAAAGAATCTCAAAACAAGAAGGCATCGACGCAGTTTTGTTTGATAAAATCGACAAACTACGTGATAAAATGGACCTCGATCATGACCGTGTTAGTAAACGACTTTCACTATTGGAACGGAAACTTTGGACTGCTATCGGAGCATTGGGAGCAGTCGTGATCGTTTCCAACCCACAAGCAATCAAACTGGTCCAACCCTTGTTTTCTGCAGCAGACTCTGCTATAGTGCAACCAGCATATGCTGTTGTGAATGGATTACGTTGATGCGAAGTATGTTGGGTTACTTTCTACAAGACTGCAGAAGTTTAAGAGAGTAAAGCCGACTCTTTATAACTTCCGTTGTCCTATTTGTGGCGATTCTCAAAAGAATAAGAATAAGACGAGGGGATATCTCTACGCCATAAAAAACAATACAAACTTCAAGTGCCATAACTGTGGTTCTTCGATGTCTCTCAATAACTTTTTGAAAAAGTTAGATGGGCAACTGCATAAGCAATACACTCTAGAAAAGTTCAAAGAAGGACATACTGGAAAAAACTTTGTTGTAGAAGAACCCGTTCTTAAGTTTGAAGCACCAAAGTTTAAGCATAAGATCAATCTTCCTAAGGCATCTGAAAATCAACTTGCAAGAGAATACCTGACCAAACGTAAACTTGATCCCGACAAGTTCTACTATGCGGACAAGTTTATGGAATGGACGAACACGCAGAAGCAAACGTTCGATCGAATCATGAAGGATGAACCGAGAATCATCATCCCACTATATGATGAATCCAAAACTTTGATTGGATATCAGGGCAGAGCACTCACATCATCTTTCACTAAATACATCACTGTGATGTTGAATGATGATGCTCCAAAAATTTACGGACTGGATTCCATCGATGTCAAGAAACCCATTTACATTGTGGAAGGACCCTTCGATTCCACGTTCGTGGAAAACTCTATTGCTATGTGTGGGTCCGATGTTGATGTTGGGACGTTTGGTTGGAGCGATTATATTTGGGTTCTTGATAATGAACCACGTAACCGAGAAATCGTCTCCAGAATTTCAAAACTCATCGATAGAGGACAGAAAGTATTAATCTGGCCAAACACAGTCAATGAAAAAGACATCAACGACATGGTTCTATCTGGACATGATGTTCAAGAAATGATAGAATCAAACATATATTCTGGATTAGAAGCAAAACTTAAATTTAACCTTTGGAAAAAGATATGAGCAACGGCACAAAAGTTAAAAAGAGAGACGGTAGAATCGAATCCCTTGATCTTGATAAGATGCATCTTATGGTTGAAGAGGCATGTCAAGGTCTTGCGGGAGTCTCCGCGAGTCAAGTTGAGATGACATCTGGTATTCAGTTTTATGATGGTATTACTACTGCAGAAATCCAAGAGATTCTGATTCGTTCTGCTTCTGACCTTATTGATTTGGAGCATCCTAACTATCAGTTTGTGGCAGCAAGATTGCTTCTGTTTGCTTTAAGGAAGCAGTTGTATGGAAGAATGAGAGAACTCCCGTCTTTGGAGGAACATATCACGAAACTCGCATATCAAGACTTGTATGACAAAGACATTTTTGTTAAATATTCTAAGGAGGAGATTGCCAGAGTTGATAGTTGGATCGATCATGATCGTGACTATCTATTCACTTACGCAGGTCTACGTCAGGTCGCTGATAAGTACCTCGTGCAAGATAGAAGCAGTGGCGAAGTATATGAGACGCCACAGTTTATGTACATGATGATTGCTCTTACAATCTTTGCCGAATACCCTAAGGAGACACGTCTCGATTATGTCAGACGATACTACAACGCAATCTCAAAGCACAAAATCAACATTCCCACACCTATCATGGCGGGAGTGCGAACTCCACTTCGACAATTTGCTAGCTGTGTTCTTGTTGATGTTGATGACACCCTCGATTCTATCTTTAGCTCTGATATGGCTATTGGCAGATACGTTGCACAAAGGGCGGGAATCGGTATCAACGCAGGCAGAATCCGTGGCATCAACAGTAAGATCAGAGGCGGAGAAGTTCAGCATACAGGCGTTGTCCCATTTCTCAAAAAATTTGAGGCGACTGTCCGATGCTGCACTCAAAACGGCATCAGAGGTGGATCAGCAACTGTCCACTTCCCAATCTGGCACCAAGAAATAGAAGACATCATTGTTCTGAAGAACAATAAAGGAACAGAAGATAACAGGGTCCGTAAACTTGACTACTCAATCCAGATTTCAAAACTTTTCTATGAACGTTTCATTGCGGATGCAGAGATTAGCCTCTTCTCACCGCATGACACGCCAGGTCTCTATGATGCTTTTGGCACTGATAAGTTTGACGACTTATATGCTAGTTACGAACGAGATGAGTCTGTTCCTAGAAAAACTATCGGGGCGCAGAAACTGATCCTTGACCTCCTCAAGGAGAGAGCAGAGACTGGTCGTGTATACATTATGAACATTGACCATTGTAACTCTCACTCTTCCTTCAAGGATAAGGTGAATATGAGTAACCTGTGCCAAGAGATCACTTTGCCTACAGATCCTATCAATCACATTGATGATCAGTTTGGTGAGATTGCTCTTTGCATTCTCTCTGCTGTGAATGTAGGAAAGATTAAATCTGATGAAGAACTTGAAGAACTTTGTGATCTTTCTGTTCGCAGTTTGGATGAACTGATTGACTATCAAGAGTATCCTGTTAAGGCAGCAGAGATCGCTACAAAGGCACGTAGATCGCTTGGAATCGGTTTCATTGGACTTGCCCACTACTTGGCTAAGTTGGGGTTTAATTACGACTCTCAAGAGGCATGGGATGCGGTTCACGGTCTCTCTGAGTCATTCCAATATTATCTTCTGAAAGCATCTAATGCAGTGGCAAAAGAGAAGGGTCACTGTGAATACTTTGGTAGGACAAAGTATGGCGATGGCATTCTTCCGATTGATACATACAAGAAGGAAGCGGACGAGATTAGTTCTGTAGAGTATCAACATGATTGGGAAAGTCTTAGAGAATCTATCAACACCTACGGTTTACGGCACTCAACACTGTCCGCACAAATGCCTTCAGAGAGCAGTTCCGTTGTGTCAAATGAAACCAACGGTATTGAACCACCTAGAGACTACTTGTCCGTTAAGAAATCAAAGAAAGGACCTCTTAAGCAGATTGTTCCCCAATATGCTACTCTGAAGAACAACTATACGCTTCTTTGGGAGATGGAAAGTAATCGTGGTTACATCAATGTTGTTGCTATGATGCAAAAGTTCTTTGACCAGGCAATCTCTGGTAACTGGAGTTACAATCCAGAAAATTATCCTGATAATGAAGTTCCTGTGTCCGTCATGGCACAAGACCTTTTGACTACATATAAGTATGGTTGGAAGACATCCTACTATCAAAATACATATGACAGCAAGAACGATGAGGTAGAAGAAAAGACTTCAGAACTCGATTCTTTAGTACAACAACTATCACAAGCCGAGGAGGGAGAGTGTGAATCCTGTGCAGTTTAAAGTTTCCAAAATCGAAGATAATCCAACCCAGATTGCTGGGATGACCGTATTTAATACGGAGCAAGTTAATACTAAAAAGCAACCGATGTTTTTCGGTAAACCTCTGGGAGTCCAGAGATATGATTCATACAAGTATCCAGTCTTCGACAAACTGACTACACAGCAACTTGGATATTTCTGGAGACCAGAAGAAGTTTCGCTGCAGAAAGACCGTGGAGATTATCAAACACTTCGTCCAGAACAAAAGCATATCTATACCTCTAACCTCAAGTACCAGATTATGCTTGACTCCATTCAAGGGCGTGGTCCTGGGATGGCTTTTATTCCTTACTGCAGCTTACCTGAACTAGAGGCATGTATGGAGGTCTGGGGATTCATGGAGATGATCCACAGTCGCTCGTACACCTATATCATCAAGAACATTTATTCTGATCCCTCTGAGGTCTTTGATAAGATTGTGTCTGATGAGCGCATCCTAGAGCGTGCTAGTAGCGTTACAGAGTCCTATAATGACTTTATTAACTCTGCTCATCAGTATGATGGTGGAACCATGTGGGACCTGGCAAGAGAGGGTCACGCTACTGGTCAGTATGAGCGTCGTGAGTTAAAGCGTAAACTTTACAGAGCAGTTGCTAATGTCAACATACTGGAAGGCATTCGCTTTTATGTCAGTTTTGCTTGCTCTTTTGCATTTGGTGAACTCAAGCTTATGGAGGGGTCCGCTAAGATCATCTCCCTTATTGCAAGAGACGAGAACCAACACCTTGCCATCACCCAGAACATTCTGAACAAGTGGGCGGCAGGTGATGATAAAGAGATGCAGGAGATTGCCAAAGAGGAGCAAGAGTACGTTTATGCAATGTTTGATCGTGCTGTCAATGAAGAAAAGCGTTGGGCAGATTACCTGTTCAAAGATGGATCAATGATTGGTCTGAATGACAAACTTCTTCAGCAGTATGTTGAATGGATTGCCAATCGTCGTATGAAGGCAATCGGTCTCAAACCAGTTTATGATATCCCCGCAAAGAACAATCCTCTGCCTTGGACACAGCACTGGATTTCTTCTAAGGGTCTTCAGGTTGCTCCACAGGAGACTGAGGTTGAGTCTTATGTTGTTGGCGGTATTAAGCAAGACGTGAAGAAGGATACCTTCGCTGGGTTCCAACTGTGAGCGAATTGCCAGAATGGAAACGACGTGCCCTTGCTGATCCGTCAATAAAGGATAAGCAGGCACGTATTATCATGGATGGTCCAAAGTGTTTGACTGATGCCTGGTTTCTTATGGCAATGAAGTACAAATACGACAGATAAATAATCTAGGTTTCATCATGAATATGTGGAAGAAAGTAAAGAGTATCCTGACTACCCCAATCCCTGGACATATATGGGCACCTATTTTGACGGGAGCCTTATTCGGGACAACTGGGGTTTTGTTTATGAAATTACCTCTGACATCACAAACCGATCGTACATTGGCAGGAAGTACTTTTGGCAAAAACGAAAGCCTAGATCTAGTAATAAAACAGGAAAACGGAGAAGAGTTACGTCTGAGAGTAACTGGCGTCAGTACTATGGATCTTGTCCAGAGCTTAAAGCGGACATTAAACTCTACGGGAAGGAATCCTTTAAGAGAGTTATATTGAGTCTTCATGAGACTCCAGGTAAGACTAACTATGAAGAGACCCGTCAACTCTTCTTACATAATGTTCTGACCGAACGCTTGACAGATGGCACCCCTGCCTTCTATAATAGCAACATCCTCGGGCGGTACTACCGCAAGGATTATTTTGAGTCGTGTGAAGGGTCAAATCTTTGTGACGAATGCTGAGTTCTGTTAATTTAATGATCAAGAAATTTCTGCCACTTGCGTTGGCGACTTCTATTCCTGCTGCTTGTGCTTACCCTAGCATCAATCAGATCAAGAACCCTCCCCAAGTTGATGTAGCGGTCAACATGGAGAAGGCAGTCCCCATTGAGGCAGTGGAAAAGACTTGGAAGTGTCCTGGATGTAATACCAATGAAAAATACGTCCTTGAAAAACTCCAAGAGAAAACAAGAATCTCAGATCGCAATGCTCTTGCTACGATTATGGGAAATATTAAACAGGAGAGCAAGTTTATTCCCAACATATGCGAGGGAGGGGCTAGAGTTCCTTACAACCGTTGCCATCGGGGTGGGTATGGTCTTATTCAGTGGACCTCAATAGGTCGCTATAATGGACTCGGTAAGTTCTGCGAGAAGTATTCTTGTGACCCTAGCAGTCTGGAAGGTCAGACTCGTTACATGATTAATGAGAATATCTTTCAGCGGTATCTGCCTATGTTTGAAGGTAATGGTCAAACGGTTGACCAATACATGGTTGCTGCGTACTATTGGTTGGGTTGGGGTATCAAAGGATATCGTCAACAATATGCATATGATTACACTAAAAAGATGATTTTTACTTGATATGAAAACTTTGGAAGAAACCGTAGAGCTGAGTCATGAATGGGCAGTGGATCGTATTCATACTCTTTGCGATGGTGTCAAGAGAGATCCTCTGAAATGCGTTGAAGACGCTTATTCCATTCAACAAGAGTTTGCAGAATGGTTTGATCCTAATTGTGAAGATGATGAAGTGTTTTCAATCGAATATATGCCTAACTGGGACTAGACTATTTCTATCTCTAACTCATAGATTCCGTTGGGGTCTGCAGCATAAGTAGCTGCCCCCTCAGTTGAAAACTTTCTAGCAAACTTACTCTCTTTGGACCACTGAGAATCTGCTACTAAATAAATCCATTCTCCTTGTCCATTGAGTTTCTTTACTATGTACATCTTGACAGCATAGAACGAACCTTGTAAAATATTTATCTTGACTCAGTAGCTCAGTTGGATAGAGCAACTGCCTTCTAAGCAGTCGGTCGTAGGTTCGAGTCCTACCTGAGTCGTTGGAATTTCGACGGAAGTTCCATGGGGTGTGACAGAACAAACCTTGTGGTCACTCACGGGTTAATGTATATGAACACAGGGGTGATACCCGCCATGTGACTGGGAGACCAGAGACATGAGAATCCCACATCAGGGAGTGTTGTAGTGCTAGAGAAGTTCATCAGTGTGACCCTCTAGTTGTGAGTATGATGAAACCTCACCACCCACCACAAACAGACCATGGGTAGACATCTCCCCAAAACTGCAGGTTGGTTCACCTGCACTATTCCCTCATAGTTCAGTTGGTAGAACGGGTGAGGGAGTCCGCCACTTTAGCTCAGCTGGATAGAGCAGCTGTTTTGTAAACAGCAGGTCAACAGTTCGAGTCTGTTAAGTGGCTCCAGGGCGAATAACTCAGCGGTAGAGTGTCTCGTTTACACCGAGGTTGTCGGGGGTTCGATCCCCTCTTCGCCCACTACTCTCAAAGAGGTTAAATGCAAAAAAATGTTATCCATTCGATGCAAAGTATGTAATACAGAACTAGTAAGTTCTAATAAAATACAGTGCTGCGGTTGTCCAAATATGACAACCATAAAAGGTGAAACGGTGACCGCTAAAGATTTAAGTAAAGTTTTGTTACTTAATCCTAATAACAATATAAAGAAACAACCTTTGTTGTCAAATGATGACCTAAAATACCAGGAGGAACGACGGAAACGCCGCGTCCGAAAAATAAACTACGAGGAACGATGATCAATCTGCACCAACTCTTCAACCACTACTTGAACACGGATAAGAAACTGGATCTCCAAGATGTAAATGAACGGTTGATTAGTTATGGTTGGGTTGATGATGGAAAAGATTTGACTGGTTATTATGTCTTGACGGAAAACTTTGAGTTGATTTATAATTTGAAAGGCGAGTTTCAATACAAAGTTCCCAGAAAATCTGAAGCAAGCGTAAAGAAATCATTGGTAAATAAATAAAAAATATATGTGGCGACTGTGGTGTTACGCACTTGGTAAAAAAGAAGGACGTTCTGATAGTGAAGCAAACTCTATTGCTATTATCAGAACAGTTATTTTACCTACCTACATGGTCACAAACATTTTTATCGTTGCAGGTGTCATAAGACACTGGAACGATGTTCCCAATAAAGGTTCTACTCTCCTAAATAATAAGTAAAACCAAATAGTATATTGTGCTTTATGCCATACAAAGATAAAGAAAAGCAAAGAGAAGTACAAAGACTCTGGGCACAAAAACAAAGTAATGATTTTAAAAAAGCGAAATATGAAAGAGGAAAAACTAATAAAAAATTAATAGTTGAAAAACTAAATAAACTTAAACTTGACATTGGATGCTGTAAACTTTGTGGAGATTATCATCCACCATGTTGCTTTGATTTTCATCATATTGATGAATCATCTAAAAAAGGAGAAGTTTCTAAGTTAGCATCTAAAGGATATAAGTGGGAGACAATCCAAGCAGAGATAGACAAATGTTATATGCTCTGTGCTCCCTGCCATCGTAAAATACACGCTGGCTTGTTGGAAATCATAGGGTGAGTTGGCAGAGTGGTTTATTGCGTTAGTCTTGAAAACTAATGTGTCTTCACGGGCACCCTCGGTTCAAATCCGAGACTCACCGTTTTTTAACGATTTCTTAAACACTATCTTGACATCAAGATAAAAGTGTATATATTGTTACTTGACAATGAGTGAAAGTAAAGTATCATATAGATACACAAATAGCTCTGTGCCTTAATGGACCCATCTACTTACGGATTTTACTTAGTAGTATTAATCTTTATTCTTATGGTCTGGTACGCTGGATTTGATGGGACCATGAGATTGTTTCAATATATTGACGTACAGCTGCAATATGCTGTTATTAGATTCAAAATGCGGAGGATGCAACGAAAGTTGGAGAAGGAGCTAGGTCTTCCGCCAAAAAACTACGACAAATTCCTGGAGGAACACAAGAATGACCAATGACAAGGAACTGTCTGATCTATCATTGAGTAGAGCAGAATGTCCCAAGTGTGGTGCTCTTTGGATCAATGAGCAGCACTACTGGTCTGGAACGGGTAAGATGGGTAATGATCTAGATCTTGCAGGTCTAGTTTGTAACAAACTTGGTAATCATCAATGTATCAATCCTGCTAGAGGTCAAGAAGGCGGAGTGACCTGGGCAGAACGACTTTCAACTTTAGAAAAAGATTTTCCCAACGATGAAGATGCCGCAAGTTGATTTTAGTAAGTGGGGGAAAGATATTGAACCTCCAAATCATGTGACCAAAGAAGAAGTTCAGGAGATGATTGATGATGCAATACGCAAACATAATCGTAATGCTTCAATTATCTCTATGTGTGTTGGGTGGGTTGTTCTTGCACTTTTTGCTGAGGGTTTGCTTCGACTCATTGGAGTTATAGATCCTATTTTCCCATGGTTGAAAATAACATTATAGAATGGATTGGTGTGGTCACACTATTTTTATTTGGTGTGACCATGATATGTCAAGGACATTTCATAGTGTCTGGAAAACATGGTTACAAACATTCAGAGCGTGAAAAGCACAAGATGAATGCTACTCGTAAACAAGTAGAAGACCTATTCAAAGAAAAATGACCGAGGATGAAAAAAAAGAACAATCATTCAATCAGTTATTAGAAAGAGTTAGACAACTACGAATGCAAGAGTTGTTTGAAGAACCATGCCCTCTGTATGAAGAAGATGAACTGGACTGAGTTCATTGATTTTGTTGCCAGTGTTTTGTATCTTTACATTGCATGGTTAAGTGGTATACTGTTAGGATACCTCATAGGTAGACGAGACAGTGAATAAATATCCTTATGGAAGACCTACCACCGATCATAACATTTGACTTTGAGATACAGGATGTTCGCCTTGTTCATAAGGCAATGACTGTTCTTAAGGAAAGATGGGCGGGAGGAGATCCCCGCGAACAAGAACATATAGATGTTCTTAAGAATGCTTTCTATCGCGCCATTTTAGAGTATACTTATCAGGAAGTTGATCATGATGTTCAAGATGAATGACCACACCGATGCTCTCAGGAACACAGACTGGAGGTACAGCGACGAAAGGATGCTTCTTCGCGCAGAAGTCTTCCGTGCCCTTCAGCACCACTTAGAAGACCATTGCAGGGCAGTCTATGAGTTCTGTAATGATTGGGTTAGTCAAGGCAACAAAGGGTCTGATAACCTTGAGCAGCACTTTCAGGATTATCTCAGGACCGTAGCAGAAACCAGTTATACACTAGAACCCATTGACAACCATCCGTTGGTGGGGTAAGATATAAAAGTAATCGGGCATTAGCGCAGTTTGGTAGCGCGTCCCGTTTGGGGCGGGAAGGTCATAAGTTCAAATCTTATATGCCCGATTTAATATACATATTATCAACTATGCAGTTTTATTCCGTGGAGTATTGGCAGGAGAACTGGGAAACTCTTTTTGAAAGAGTGGAGAATGGAGAGGCAATAGGTATAGAGAATGAGAATGGAGATAGAGCAGTGATGGTTCCAGCGGATGATGAACTCATACGCATCTATACAGATCACAACGAAGCAACATAAACTTCTTGGAAGTGTAGCTCAATTGGCAGAGCGAGAAGCTTATACCTTCTGTATGCACCAGATTAGTGCGCGGTTGTGGGTTCGACTCCCTCCACTTCCATTGACAGATACCCCATCTGTCATGTATAATACTATGGTCAACCAAACAAGACGATGACACTGACTAGTAAGTTCAAGAAAGATCTGCAAACCCTACGCGGTGCTGTAAACGGTGACTTTTTCCTTGATGTGAAGAATCCGAAACTTCTCAAAAAGGTCCGTCGTTATTATGAGAACAACGGTGTCGTTTTTTCTGGCGATCCCCTTGATGATTATGATATTTTGATGGAGCAAGTTGCTACCGATCTTGAGTCTGTTGAGGTGGCATGAAAGTTCTTCTAGAACGTTTTCCCTATCGTTATGTTGAATCGGGAACCCTAGACAATGGGTTCCCTGACTACAGAATCCAAAAAGCAAATGAGTATACCAAGCGTTACTCAGACATGTATCTCCTAGATAATCAGATGCAACTTCTGACTGCTATGGAAGATTTTGAATACACTAAATGGTTAGATCCAGAACGTGTTCCTTGCTATGTGAGGGATGTAGTATCCTAAATACTGATGAAGAATTAAGTATTTAACTATGGCAACATCAGCTAGACAAGCTGCCGCTAAAACTGCAGCAGCGGATGCATCGAAAAAGGCAGTTCATATGTCCCAGTACGATAAGCAGGTAGAAGTACGCCTTCAGGCGTTGGAATCAATGGCACATAAAAAGTGCGATGGAGGATCTGCACCTGCAGCTGGTGGTGCTAGCGAAGAGAGAATCGCTGCTCTTGAAGCAAGACTAGAAGATCTGATTGTTCGTTTGAACAAGAAGTTCAACTTCTGAGTTTCCTGTTTTTGGCAAAACAGGTGGTGGAGTCAATCTGACCCAAGACATGGAGAGTCTGTAAAAACCCTGGTCGGGATGGGTCAAAGACCCCTCGGGTTTCTTGTTTTACCATAAAAACAAGTGGTGTGGATGGGATCTCTCTCCCGCCTGGTTTATATGTTCCAGTTAAAAATATATTGGTGGATCCAAATGACCCCTTTCGTGTGAGTTGTTTTCCTGTTTAGCAACTGAAATAATAAAACTAAGTGGCGGGCATGTGTCCGAAAAGGGTAGTTGCATAAACTACCCTTTTTTGATAGACTGAAATGAACTAGATTGTAGCATGAAAAAAGTTGCTCTTATTACTGGCATTACTGGGCAAGATGGTTCTTATCTTGCAGAGTTATTGCTTGAAAAAGGATATGAAGTTCATGGTGTTGTGAGGCGTAGTTCTCTGATTAACACTCATAGGATTGATCATATCTACAAACAAATCCAACTGCATTATGGAGATCTGACAGACTCCACCAATGTAGTCAACGTTATTAAGAAGGTAGAACCTGACGAGATCTATAACCTTGCTGCTCAAAGTCATGTGAAGGTATCGTTTGAACTTCCTGAATACACTGGTAATGTTGATGGTCTTGGAACTCTTCGCATCCTTGAAGCAGTTCGTCTTTTAGGGATGGAAGATAAAGTTCGTGTTTATCAAGCATCTACCTCTGAAATGTTTGGTAAGGTTCAAGAGATTCCTCAAAAAGAAACTACACCTTTCTATCCACGATCTCCTTATGGTTGTGCAAAGGTTTATGCATATTGGTTGACCAAAAACTACCGTGAGTCCTATGGACTTCATGCAGGTTCTGGTATTCTTTTTAACCATGAATCTCCTCGTCGGGGTGAGACTTTTGTTACTCGTAAGGTGACTATCGCACTTAAGAATATTGCAGAAGGAAAGTGGGATACTCTTTACCTTGGTAACCTGAACTCTTTACGTGACTGGGGTCATGCAAGAGACTTTGTTGAAGCGATGTGGATGATGCTTCAACAGGAGAAGGGTGATGATTATGTTGTATCTACAAATGAACAGCACTCTGTTCGAGAGTTTGTAGAGAAGTGTGCTCCCTATTTCAATATGAATATTGAATGGCAAGGTGAAGGACTTGAGGAAGTTGGTGTAGATACTATCTCTGGTAAGACTGTTGTTAGAGTCAATGAGAAGTATTTCCGTCCTGCAGAAGTAGACACTCTTCTGGGGGATTCTACAAAAGCAAGAGAAGTTTTGGGTTGGTATCCTAAGACCTCATTTGATCAACTAGTAGAGGATATGTGTAAAAATGAAAAAGGGATCTAGAATTTTTGTTGCGGGTCACAAAGGACTGGTTGGATCTTCTATCGTTAGGCAGTTGAAATCTGCAGGATATACTAACATCTGGACGGTTGATAGATCAGATGTTGACCTTACGAAACAGAAAGAAGTGAACAAATGGTTCAAAGCACATGAACCAAAGTATGTCTTTAACGCTGCTGCTAAAGTAGGTGGCATTATTGGTAATCAGAATCATAAGGCAGAGATGATTTATCAGAACCTTATGATTGAAAGTAACTTGATTGAAGCTGCATATCGCAATGGATGCAAGAAGTATTTGTTCTTGGGATCTTCATGCATCTATCCAAAGGAACCTCAACTACCTATCACTGAAGATCAGTTGATGACTGGTAAACTTGAACCTACTAATGATGCTTATGCAGTAGCAAAGATTGCTGGTATCTACCTGTGCAAGTCTTATCGTCAGCAGTATGGATTTGATGCTATTAGTGTGATGCCATGTAATCTGTATGGTCCTGGTGATAACTATCATCCAGAAAACTCTCATGTATTGCCTGGTTTGATTCGCAGATTTCATGAAGCAAAGATTAATGAATCACCAACTGTAACTTGCTGGGGTGACGGAACTCCTCTTAGAGAGTTTCTTTATACTGACGATCTTGCTGATGCCTGTGTATTTTTGATGAACAACTATGATGGGGAAGATCCTATTAACGTTGGATCTGGTAGTGAAATCAGCATCAAAACTTTGGCAGAAACCATTGCAAGAACTGTTGGATATGAAGGAGAAATTGAGTGGGATACGTCTAAACCAAATGGAACGATGCGAAAGGTAATGGATGTATCCAAGATAAAATCTCTTGGGTGGAGTCCGCAAGTTCCTTTTGAATCTGGAGTCACAGTCTCATATGGAGACTTCATAACGAGATTCGGATAATACTACAGGGGTTGCGAAAGCACCCCTTTTTCTGTATAATAAATATCGGGTAACAATAAAGGAAAGAATGTCTGAGTTTACAAAAACAGCATTGGTTCTTGGTGCTGGTGGTTTTATTGGTAGTCACATGGTGAAGCGTCTGGTATCTGAAGGATACTGGGTTCGTGGCGTAGACCTTAAACGTCCAGAGTTTTCTGAGACTGCAGCTCATGAGTTCATCGTGGGTGATTTGCGGGATATGAAGTTCACTGCTTCATGCCTGCAGTTCAAAGGTTATCAGGGTAACTTTTATCAACTTGTACCTGATAATCATATTCAGTCGTTTGATGAGATCTACCAGTTCGCTGCTGACATGGGTGGCGCAGGTTTCGTATTCACTGGCGAGAACGATGCAGACATCATGCACAACTCTGTTCAGATCAATCTGAACGTGCTTGAGTGTCAGAGAATGCGTAACGAACGTGATGAAGTAAATAAAACTAAAATCTTCTACTCTGGTTCTGCTTGTATGTATCCAGAGCACAACCAAATGGACCCTGACAACCCTGACTGTCGTGAAGAATCAGCATATCCAGCAAACCCAGATTCGGAATATGGATGGGAGAAACTCTTTAGTGAGCGACTCTACCTTGCATACAATCGCAATCATGATATCCCTGTTCGCATTGCTAGGTATCACAATATTTTTGGACCAGAGGGAACTTGGGAAGGTGGAAGAGAGAAAGCGCCAGCTGCAATCTGCCGTAAAGTCGCTTACCTTCCAGGGGTCGGTGGAGGCATCGAGGTGTGGGGAGATGGCTTACAGACTCGTTCCTTCCTGTTCATTGATGAATGCATTGAAGCGACTAGAAGGTTGATGGACTCTGACTTCCTTGGACCAGTAAACATTGGTTCGGAAGAAATGGTTAAGATCAATGAACTGGTAGAAACTGCTGCTAAGGTTTCTGGTAAGGTAGTAAGGAAGATTCATAAACTTGATGCACCGCTTGGTGTGCGTGGACGTAACTCTAACAATGATCTGATTCGTGAGAAACTTGGTTGGGATTACTCTCAAAGTCTTGAAGAGGGTATTCGTAAGACATATGAATGGATCTGTGAACAAATTAAACTGAAGGAAGCAAAATGACGATTGGTTACAACCGACTTGGATCTAATGGTAGACTAGGTAATCAGATGTTTCAATATGCTGCTCTTCGCGGCATTGCGACTCATCGTGGATTCAACTTTATGATTCCGCCCCCAGATGATAAGTATGAAGCAAACTATGGTTTGTTTGACTGCTTTAAGATGGGTAGCGTAAAACCAGAAAACTTTGGTTTTGTTCCTCATAAGTTTCCCTCGTATAAACTTCCTGAGTTTAGATTCTATGAGGATTTCTTTAATGAGTGTCCTGATGATTGCAATCTTGATGATTACTTTCAGACTGAGAAGTGGTTTAAGAATGTAGAGGATCTGATTCGTTCAGATTATACTTTCAAGGATGAGATTCTTGAACCTTGTAAAGAGATGATTGAGGACGTTGGGGAATGCATTGCACTTCATGTTCGTCGCACTGACTATGTGAATCTTGAGAACTATCATCCAACTTGTTCTCTGGAATACTATGCTGCTGCTCTTGAGGAGTTTCCTGAAGATATGCCAGTCCTTGTCTTCTCTGATGATATTGAATGGTGTGGACAGCAAGAAGTATTCTCTAGTGATCGTTTCTTGCTCTCTCAAAATGAGGAGCGTTATAATCATCTACATAAAGATGCTGATGGGCAGATGCGCCATTCACTGGTTCCCAATACTGACCTGTGTCTGATGACACTGTGTAGTCATAATATCACTGCCAACTCATCTTTCTCTTGGTGGGGTGCTTGGTTGAATAGCAATCCAAATAAGAAGGTTGTTGCACCAGATCAATGGTTTGGACCTGCAGCAGGTATTGATGATATTTCAGATCTTGTTCCTTCCGATTGGATTAGAAAACCGATATGATTTTTTTAGACTATCTTGGTAAGATGGGGCAGTTGGGCAATCAAATGTTCCAGTATGCTGCCCTTCGTGGTATAGCGAATAATAGAGGACTGGAATTTGGTATTCCCGATCATAATGAGTTGATCGTAGATGTCTTGGGCAATAGACTTAGGATTGAACTTTATGTCCCATTTGAGTTGGTTCATCTAAAAAACAGGGGAGTGACTTCTCTGGAAGAACCTCTTCAGGAAAGAATGTTTGAGTTTGATCAAGCATACTTTGATAGATTTCCTGATGGTAAAAGTATTGCTGGATATTTCCAAACAGAGAAATACTTCTCACATATCAGAGATGAGATTTTAGAAGACTTTTCTTTTAAGAGTTACATTGTTAATGAGTGTGAGGAAGCTTTAGAATTATGTTGTGACTCTGTTGCCCTACATATACGTAGAGGTGATTTCTTGAGGAACAGTGGAAATCACCATAACCTTTCACTTGATTGGTATGAGAAGGCACTGAAGGAGTTTGATGAGGATAGACAAATAGTCATATTTTCTGATGATACAAAGTGGTGTAAAGATCAACCATTGTTCGCAAGTGATCGTTTCCTAGTCTGCGAGACAGACAGTCCTTATCATGATCTTTATTTGATGAGTAAGTGTAAAGATTTTATTATCGCTAATAGCACTTTCTCTTGGTGGGGTGCATGGTTGTGCCAGAATGATAGTAAGAAAGTTGTGGCACCTTCCGTATGGTTTGGACCCAATAATCAACATCACAACATTAAGGACTTGTTCCCTGAAACTTGGACAGTATTATGAAACACGATTTAAAAAACGTAACTTTTATTATTCCACTTCAGATTGAGACTGATGATCGTTTAAGGAATATTATCCTTACCACTTCATTTCTTCTGAATACGTTTGATACTAACGTAATCATCAAAGAAATTGATGAGGAACCAGTGTTCAGACAGTGGGCATTGCCTGCTATCAAACGCATCGTTGGTGATACGAGTGGACTAAACTATATTTTTGAAAAGCATAGTCGTGACGATGATGCTTTCCATCGCACCAAAGTCTTGAATGACATGGTGATGTTGGCAGAAACTGAAATCGTTGTTAACTATGATAGTGATATCATTCTTCCAGTTTCTAGTTACCTTGAGGCAGTAGAAAAACTCAAGACTTGTGATGTTGTTTATCCATATCGTTTTGGTGAAAGGGGTGAGCGTAAAGTCAAGTTAGATACTAACTTTGAACATGCACTTGCTATTGAAAACTTTGAGAAGCATCCAGAAATCAAAATGTATATTCAATCTGGTTATGATGAGAGGGCATTGGAAGGCAAATACTTCTACTATCCTCATCAGCAAGGTGAGGGTTGGGCAGAGTATGGTATGTGCCAGTTCTTTAAGAAAGAAGCATATATCAGTGGCGGACTGGAGAATGAAGGATTTATCGCATATGCTCCAGAGGATTTAGAGCGTCATCACCGATGGACAACTCTAGGATATGATGTTCAAAGAGTTGACAACTATGCTTATCACTTTGAGCATAAGAGAACACCAAACTCATGGTTTAATAACCCACATATGCAACGTAACTTTGAGTTGTGGGAACAGTTGAAAACCTTGTCAAAGGATCAACTCTTGGAGTATTATAAGAATCAGGATTACGTGAAGGAGCGTGGATTATGTCTTGGAACCTAGTAACATTTGCAGACGAGAACTTCTATAAGCGACAAGATTTTCTCAATATGTTTGCAAAGCAGAAGTGCAAAATGAATATTCACCCATATACTTGGGAAGAGATTCAGAAGACTGATTTCTATGAAGAGAACAAAGGGATCTTTGAAGAAGCAGTTGGTAAGGGGTACTTTCTTTGGAAACCATATATTCTCCTTGATACAATGAATAAACTTGATGATGGTGACATCATCATGTATTGTGACACCAATGATATGTTCCATCCTCAACTACCTCAAGCAGTTGAGCAACTGATGGGTGATGATGAATGTCTTCTTTTGCTTGGAGGATTTCCTAACAGAGATTGGACTAAGCGTGACTGCTTTGTTTATATGGATTGTGATGATGAAGACTATTGGGATGTCACTCAACTAGAGGCTGGTGTGTGCTTCTGGAAAGTTTGTGATAAGTCAAAGAAAGTTCTTCAAGAGTGGTTAGAGTATTGCACAGATCGTCGCATCTTGACTGATGATGATAATGTATCTGGTAAAGAAAACTTTGAAACATTCCAAGAACATCGTCGTGATCAGAGTATCTTGACCAATCTTGCACTTAAGCACGAGTTGTCAGTTGTTGGTCCAGAGATTCGTGGTTATCTTGAGTGTAATGTTGACTATTGGTATGAGCGTAATGCAGCAACTGGATACACGCTCCGTCGCCCGATTGATCAGTTCTTGACTGACATGAAAGTGCATATGGAGGACGTAATCAATGCATAGTATTATCCTGACTGTTCATAATAAAGGATGGTTGGTTGAAGATGTGATGAAGGGGATCTATGAGAATACTCATGGTGACTATGAACTGATCGTCGTTCTTGATGGATGCTCTGATAACTCAGAGGGAATAGTGTTATCTAATATGAAAGAGGAAAACACAACAGTCATCTATGAAGATGATGTCTTTGAGACTAAAGCAAATAATGCTGGTCTTAGGATTGCAAAGGGTGAGTATGTGATCATTGTTCAGGATGACATGATCATTAGAGAAGACGGTTGGAACAAGAGAATGGAAAAACCATTCCGCGAGTTTGATGATGTCTTCGCAGTAACCTCAAGGACAGCACACAACTGGGTGATTAATCCTGCAAGTCAGCATGTTCATATGAAAGAGCATCTTGACAACTGCTGGTCTGACATTGTGATCCATACTGATCATGCTCAGAACGGTAAGATTCCTAGAGACATCTTTGCAGTCAGAGCAACTGTTAATCGTGGACCTCTCATGATTGACCATGCAGATTTGAAGAAGATGAATTACTTTGATGAAGAGTTCTCTCCTCAAGATATGGATGATCATGATCTAATGTATAGAATGCATAAGGAACTTGGAAAGGTTTGTGGTTGTTACTGGATTGACTTTGAAACTAGGGATGAGTGGGGAGGAACTCGGGAAGAGACAGGATCTCCTGCAGCATGGCTCTTGAAGGCAAACCAAAAGAATGCTAAAATATTTTATTCGAGGCATAAAGATCTCCTTGCTATGCAGTATGAAAACGAAGATAGGTACTTACCATGAAAAAAGATTTGTTAAATGTTGATCTTATCTCAATCAACTGTGTAAATCCACAAGCATCGGTTGCTGCGATTAACTATTGCCAAAAGTTTTTCAACTTTGGCAAGTCCATTCTTGTTACTCATATTGAACCGTCTGAGTATTACAACATTGAGTTGCATCAACTTGAAGAGAAAATTGATTGGAATGGATATAATGATCAGGTGTTGAATCTAAAGCAACACTCTGATAATGACTTTGTTATGGTTATTCAAGAGGATGGACACATCGTCAATCCTAATCTTTGGGATGATGAGTTTCTCAAGTATGACTATATCGGTGCTCCCTGGCCAACAGAAGAAAGTTGGATTCAGATGCAACATGAAGAGCAGCAACCATATCTCAAAAAGAACCTCCCCAAAAACCGTGTTGGTAATGGAGGATTCTCTATTCGTAGTAAAAAGTTTCTAGAGTTCTCTAGTCAGTTTGAAGACACTGGCATTCTTGGAGAAGATACTTTCCTTTGTACTCGTAAGTATGATGAGGCGATTGAGTATGGAATCAAGTTTGCTCCGTTTGAAGTGGCAGTAAAATTTGCTTATGAAAATCCATGCTTTGAATATGATGGAAATCATTGGGATCAGTTCATTAGTTTTGATCCTAATAAGCACTTTGGTTGGCATGGCAGTCAGTTTGCTAATAAAGCACAGTTGTTATCTTTGAAATACCAATGAAAATATTCGTAACAGGATGTGCAGGTCTTCTTGGATCTAACTACGCAAGGCACCTGCTAGAAAATGGACATCACGTAGTTGGCATTGACAATCTCTCTGGAGGGTACAAAGCGTTTGTGCCTAAAGGGGAGAACTTTGAGTTTGTGAAACTCAATCTTGAGAACCGTAAGAAAGTAGTTGATCTCTTTGAAAAACATAAACCAGATGTTTGTGTTCACTTTGCTGCATATGCTGCTGAGGGTTTGTCTCCCTTTATCCGCAACTTCAACTATAGAAATAATCTAGTTTGTTCTGCTAACCTGATCAATGAGTGTGTTACTCACAACACCAAGATCTTGTTTACTTCTACGATGGCAGTCTATGGTGATCAGGAACCTCCTTTCAATGAGGAGATGAGACCTTCACCTATTGACCCATACGGAGTTGCCAAGTATGGTGTAGAAGTTGATCTTGAGCTTGCTAGGAAGCAGTTTGGACTGAGATACAATATCATTCGTCCTCACAATGTTCTTGGTAAGTATCAAAACATTTGGGATCGCTATCGTAATGTGATCGGTATCTTTATTCGTAAGACTTTGAATGGTCAACCTATTCTTGTCTATGGTGATGGTGAACAAACTCGTGCGTTCTCTGATATAAAATACTACATGGAACCATTTGATTGTCTTCTGACAGATCATGATGGTGAGACATTTAATATTGGAGCAGACAAGCACTTCACTCTGAACGAGGTCGCAGAGACTGTACAAGCGATTGGATTGAAGTATGGGTATGATGTACCCATTGAGCATGGAGAGGCACGTCACGAGGCGAAACACGCCTACTGTGACCACACAAAGGCAAAGACCTTGCTTGGGTTCCAAGATAACACTAATCTTCAAGAACTGATTGAAGAGATGTTTGTCTGGGCAATGAAGCAACCAAATCGTAAGGTTAAGGATATGCCTTATGAAATCACAAAAGACATTTACGATTATTGGAAATGAAAAAAATTCAAGTATTGATGCGACAGTGTTTCTATTCGCCTAACACTGCTCTTTCAAATAGGAAAAGACCAGACTGGTTTGATAAGATTAAAGTCTTTGAGAACTTTAAGAATACAATCAACCCAGAACTTGCTGACTATAAGATCATCTATGACGAAAAGTTCGGTCCTCTGAAGGATACATTTCTCAAGGATGAACCAAATGTTGAAGTAATCAACTTCGGGTATGAGGCAGGTAGTTTTTCTAAGACTGTAGATATTGCTGTATCTCTGGATGCTCCTGACGACACCATTGTTTACTTCTTGGAGGATGACTATCTGCATCGTCCTGGTTGGTGTGAGATTCTCCTAGAAGGATTCACTCTTCCAACCAACTATGTGTCTCTGTATGACCACCTGGACAAATACATTGACAAGGGTTATGATGACCTGGTATCAAAGGTGATGGTCAGTGACTCTGTTCACTGGAGAACGGTTCCCTCCACTTGCAACACTTATGCGGGTAAGTTGGGAACATTGAAAGCAGACTATGGTATTCATAAACACTTTAGTGATGCATCTCCAGATGGTATTTCAATGGATCATGCTAAGTTCTGTCATCTTGGAAGTATGGGTCGCAGATTGATTACTCCTATGCCAGGATATTCTACTCACTGTGACCTCCTTCATTCACCTACGATTGATTGGGAAAAGCACATATGAGTGATGTTTTAATCGCAGCATATCATGGAGGACTTGGAGACAATCTCCAGTTCTCTACTTTGCCAGAGCAGTTTGCAATCCAGCAGGGTCGTGACACTTATGTGTGGGACCGTGCTTTTTTTCGTAATCCAGAGATTGCACAACTAGTGTGGGGAACTAATCCTTTCATCAAAGGAGTAAAGGGTGGACAGTGGAATGCTGGGGATATTCCAGAGATTAAATTTGAAAATGTTGCTGGTAACTCCATTGCAAGTTGGGAGCAACTACATGGTCTTCATCCAGTGAGTAAGTATCCTAAGATCTATTATCAACCGAATAAGGTAGATCTAGCAGATGTAATCCTGGTCGATATCTCTACAATCACTAGAGACTACGATCATGAGAAACTTATGAAAGTCTACGAAGATATCAGGAAAGAGCATCCTGGTAAAATCTTTGCAAAGGTTGAGTTTCAAAATGAAATTAACACAAAAAAAGGAATCAATATTGCTCATGATGGTAAGCATGTTACCTATCCTGTTCCAGTAGATGGAAAGATTCCGATTGTAAATATTTTTGCTTATGCAGATGCTATGGCATCAGTCGCTGGATTGATTTCTGTCCACAGTGGTCAGAGTCATTTGAGTGCTGCGATTAAGAATCAATATAATCCTGATCTACAGAGTTACTGCATCATGCCTGATGATGATTATCAATATCATATCAATAAAGGTATTTTTATTTTTGACAATATCCAATACGCAACATATACTCCATGATTATACTCACAGGGCACGAAGGATTTATTGGAAAGAATTTTTGCGACTCCCTTGATTTAGAGAATGTCTATAGAGTTGAAATGAATGGAGCATATCTATTCCTTGAGGAATATAAAGATTGGGATAAAGTAGAACTTATTCTACACCAGGGAGCGATCTCCAGTACAGTAGAAACTGATATCAATAAGATCCATAAGTACAATGTGGACTTTACTCTCAAACTATTTGAGAAAGCGATTCAGTATCAGATACCAGTTAAGTATGCTTCATCTGCTTCTGTATATGGAAATACTTTAACTTCTATAATGAATCCATTGAACTACTATGCGATCTCAAAACTTCAGATTGATTATTGGGTTCAACAAAACATGAGTAAGTTTAAGTTGATTCAAGGATTTAGATACTTTAATGTCTTTGGTGAATATGAAGATCACAAAGTAAAACAAAATCAATCAAGTCCTGTAAGTAAGTTTATTAACGATATTAAGAAAGAAGGAAAGATCAGACTGTTTGAGAGATCTGATAAAATGGAAAGAGACTTTGTGTATGTCAAAGATCTTGTTGACATTGTTTTGAATAATACTCTTCCCAGTGGGATTTATGATCTTGGAACGGCAAGTCCAGTTTCTTTTCAACATGTTGCTGATGTGATTATCGACAAACTCGGTGGAGAGATAGAATACATTCCTTTCCCAGAGCATCTCAAAGGTAAGTATCAATATTACACTTGTGCTAAAATGAACTATCTTGAAAACTATAACTTTACTACTGTGGAGGAATATGTCAAAAACTGTATTCACTAATGGATGTTTTGATATTCTTCATCCAGGACATATTGAGTTGTTTAAAGTTGGTAGGTCCTTAGGGGATAAACTTATCGTTGCTATTGATAGTGATGAAAAGGTAAGAACCGATAAAGGATCCGCAAGACCAATCAACGATATACAATATCGTAAAACTATGCTAGAGTCTATTCGATACATAGATTTAGTTCTAACTTTTGATTCAAAAACAGAACTGGAACAGTTGATTGAACTGTGTGCTCCAGATATTCTTTTGATTGGAGCTGATTGGAGAGGTCGTGAAGTCGTAGGAGGTGATTATGCGAAGGAAGTTAAGTTCTTCAACAGGGTTGGGAACTACTCAACCACCAGAGTTATACAAAGTATTGGTGCTCGGTGATGGATGCATAGATGAATATGTCTATGGAAACTGCACTAGATTAAATCCAGAAGCACCTGTTCCTGTGATGAAATACAATCGTATTGACTCACGAGGAGGAATGGCATGGAATGTCTACAATAATCTCAATGCATTTGGTTTGGATGTTGACATTATAACCAATGAAGAAAAAATCTATAAGACTAGGTATGTTGACGAAAAATCAAATCAGCAAATTCTGAGGGTTGATAAGGAACATCCTGTTGAACCATTTACTGGTGAGATTTCTGATAAGTATGATATTATTGTTATTTCTGATTATGATAAAGGATTTCTAACACAAGCAAAGTTGTTTGATATTGTTCAGAGTGCAGAGTGTCCTGTTTTTATTGATAGTAAGAAAACTGAGTTGCCAAAGTATAACTGCATCATTAAACTAAACGAACCAGAGTATCAGAAACTCAAGAGTGATAATCATAATGTGATTGTAACTCGGGGAGCATCTGGTGCCGAGTTTGCAGGTCAGTTATTTCCTGCACAAAAAGTAAAGGTGTATGATGTCGTTGGGGCAGGAGATACATTTCTTGCTTCACTTGTTTACTTTTATCTACTTCATGGTAAAATAGAAACAGCAATACCATATGCAAACAAGGCAGCTGGTATTGCTGTCCAAAATATTGGAACCTATGTTTTAACGAAAGAAGATGTTGACTTACTGCTTTGATATTGATGGAACTATTTGTGATAAACCCACAGATAGGACTGATGGTGACTACGAAACAAGTATTCCAAAAGAGGATAGAATTGCTAAAATAAATAAGTTGTATGACGAAGGTCACCATATCATCTACTTAACTGCTAGAGGAATGGGTAGGTATAAGAACTCCAGGACACTAGCACAAAAGCATTTTTACGATTTAACTTTTAACCAACTTCAAAGTTGGGGATGTAAATATCATCAACTGTTCCTTGGTAAACCATCAGCTGACTTCTATATCGATGACAAAGCTATTAACGACAAAGGATTCTTCCAAGATTGTCCCTAAGGGATGGGGACATGAGGTATGGATTGTCAATAAATCAGAATACTGTGGGAAACTTCTTTTCCTCAAAGAGGGGAAGAGATGCTCTTGGCATTATCATAAACTAAAAGACGAAACTTTCTATTTACAGTCTGGAAAAATTTTGTTAAAATATTCCGAGGATGACGATAGAGACAAAGCACAGGAAGTTGTTTTGCTTCCTGGAGATAGTTTCTACATCCCTACTGGGTTAAGGCATCAAATGCTTGCCCTAGAAGACTCAGAACTCTTTGAGTTCTCGACTGAACACTTTGATGAAGATAGCAACCGCGTGATTCCTGGAGACTAATGACAGCAACACTGAGAGACAAGAACAAATCCGCATATAAACTTGATGGGTTTGGTCCGCTATATCTGATTAATCTAGATGGTCAACCAGAGCGTCGTCAGTACATGGAGGACCAATTTGACTATTGGGAGATTAAGGACTATACTAGGATCTCTGCCTATGATGGTAGAAATGATGACCTGAGTGACATCATTCATGGTCAGTATCCAAATATCACCTCTGGTGAGATTGGTTGTGTCACCTCTCATTTGAAAGCGATTAAGCATTTTTATGAAGAGACTGATGCTCCATATGCAGTCATCATGGAAGATGATTGTGATTTGGAAACAGTACGCTATTGGCCTTGGGACTGGAAGACCTTTATGGCAAAGGCTCCTTATGACTTTGACATCCTTCAACTTGCTGTCATCAATCCCCGCAAACTTGTCGCAAATATTCATCCCAGATATATTGACGACTTCTCCACAGCGTGCTATGTTATTACTCGTCATCACGCAGCGAAAATGATGAAGCTGCACATTCGTGGTGACAGGTACAAACTGGACAATGGGGTTCGTCCTCGTCCAGTTGCAGACGATCTCATTTACAATGCTGGTCGTTCTTTTGCCATCCCACTACTCCTCTACAAGTTAGAGATGGGTTCTTCGATTCACCCTGAGCATGTGGATGTATTCCATAGAGGTCCTAGAGACGCACTCTTTGGATGGTGGGCAAATGAATCTAACAAGGTTGATCCTGATTCTTTGCTCACTTGGGAAACTCACGCACTTGACGCTCCCGACACTTGACAAGATACCAAAACTTTGGTATCATAAATAAATGTTACAACTGTCACTGTGCCAGTTGTAATAAAACGAGACAAATGTCGATGTCTCTTTCATCTGCGGGTAACCATTCCGCAAGTAAACAAACGAGGTTAAAACAAATGATCAAATCTGTATTCGCAGCGACCGCTGCACTGTCTATGTCCGCAGGCGCTGCTGTTGCAGGTCCCTACGTGAACGTAGAAACCAATGCTGGTTGGACTGGTTCGGAGTACAATGGTGCTGGAACCGATCTTCACGTAGGCTACGAAGGTGCTCTGAGTGAGAGTGGTTCTTACTACATCCAGGGTGGTGCTACCGTGCTGACTCCTGATGGTGGTGACGCTGATACCGTCCCCTCTGGTAAGGCAGGTCTGGGTCTGGCTCTGACCGATGCACTGGGTGCATATGGTGAAGTCTCCTTCGTCGGCAGTGGCGATGAGGACATCGACCGTGGTTATGGTGCAAAACTGGGTCTGAAGTATTCCTTCTGATCTCCACCTAACTAAAAATCAGGACCTCCTAATAGGGGGGTCCTTTTTTATGGTTAAATTCAAGTTAACCATCCCTATATACCAAGGTTTGTCTACTTTTAAATCAACTTAACTTGATCTTAAATACAAAATCTGAAGACACTGTTATAATATTCGAGTCTTCAAGAGACAAACCCGAACACATTACAAACGGTATTCACAAATGAAAGCAATCGCTCTAGCCGCACTGGCAGTTTCGGCAACTGCACTGGCGACTCCTGCCCTTGCAGGACCCTATGTAGAGTCCAAGCACGAATTCAAAGGAACTGATGAGGACTTCTCCAAGCAAGTCCATCAAGGTCGCGTCGGATATGAAACTAAACTGGGTAAAGCAACTCCTTACATCGAAGGTGGTGTTGGTCGTGCTGTTCCCGATGGTGGTGAAGCAGAAACATTTTATGCTCTGGAAGTTGGCAGCAAACTGAAACTGACTGATAGCCTTTCTGCTTATGCAAAGTATGAGAATCTCTTCCAAGAAGATGATACTCGTGACTGGAAAGTCGAACTCGGCACCAAGTACAAGTTCTGATAACTGATTATGAAACTCAAAGCAATCGCTGCTGCCGTCGTGGCAGCACCCCTGGTGGTAGCATGTGGTTCCGCCGAGAATACAGAAGTCAGTAAAAAAGAACCATACAAACTGAATGGTGCTGGTGCTTCTTTCCCTGCCATGTTGTACAACAACATGCTTCAAGATCTTGCTAAGTCAACTGGCAACCAAGTAAACTATCAAGCAGTTGGTAGTGGTGCTGGTGTTCGTCAGTTCAAAGCAAAGACTGTTGACTTCGGTGCCAGCGATGGTGCTGTCGCTGATGCCAAACAACCTGCTGAAGGTATGGTTCACATCCCCATTACTGGTGGTGCCATTGTTCCTACCTACAACAATCCTGGTTGTGAAGTTAAGATGACTCAGACACAACTTGCTGATGTCTTCCTTGGCAAGATCACCAACTGGTCTACCTTCGGTTGTGCCGATGGTATTATTAAAACCGTCCATCGTTCTGATGGTTCTGGTACTACCAAAGGTTTCACCAACTCTCTGTCAGCATTCTCTCCCGAGTGGAAAGAAAAGGTTGGTACGGGTAAAGCAGTGAAGTGGCCTGTTGGTATTGGTGGCAAAGGTAACTCTGGTGTTGCTGCTGCTATCACCAACACCCCTGGTAGCATCGGTTATGTTAACTATGGTTATGTCCGTAATGGTCTCCAACAGGTAGCAATCCAAAACAAAGCAGGAAACTTCGTGAAAGCATCTGCTGAGACTGCTTCTGCTGGTCTTGGTGAGATCGTTCTTGACGATCAACTCCGTGGTGCTGATGCTAACCCTGCTGGTGCTAACGCCTATCCTATCGTCTCCTTGACTTGGATCTTGGCATACCCTGAGTATGAGAAGAATGATGATGTGAAGGACATGCTTCGCTGGATGCTGACACCTACTCAGCAACAGAAGGCAGACTCCCTTGGTTATGTCCCTCTCCCCGAGGGTCTTCGTCAGAAAGCACTCGCTGCTGTCGAAACTCTTAAGTGATTAAGTATAAATGACTACATGGCACCCCTTGACAGGGGGTGCTTTTTTACTATATACTATGTAAAGATTTATAACAGGAGGTAACATGACTGTAACTAAAAATGAGTTTGGGCAAATGAATATGTTTGCCAAAGAACCTACCATGTACATGACCAAAGAAGCAATGGAGCGTTATGGATACGAACCATATGCTGAAAAAGCAGAGAAGCTCAATGGACGTACTGCGATGCTGGGTTTCGTAGCAGCCTTGCTTTCTTACGCATTTACTGGTAAACTTTTCTTCGGTGTAATCTGAAGAAAACATGAAGAAACCTTATGTTGGCGTCCCTGCCCCAGAAGTTCTTGAAGATGATCCTTGGTTCGGTCCAGCACCGCTGACCGAAAAACGCATTGCTATTCAAGAAGCACAAGCTGCTTATGAAGAGGCAAAGGAACTTGGTCTCCTTATTGAAGAGGAACCAGAGTCCAGGGAATCAGAAGACATCCATCAAGTGATGTATGAGATGGCAACTAAAAATGTTGCTACCACTCTTGCACTTGATCCCATGCCACCTCTCGGTGGTGGGTCTGAGAACTTCCAAGAGGGTTGGATGTCAGGTGCAGGTCCACATTTCTCTTAACAAAATGGCAGAATCAGTTTTCACAATCACCGCTATTGCCTTCTTTTATCTTAAAGGCAACGGTAGAGTTGTTATTACAAACAAAACATTAGAGGAAAAACAATGAACGAAAAAGCAGAACGTATTAACGGTTGGGCAGCAATGATCGGTGTTGTTGCTGCAATGGGTTCATATGCCGCTACGGGACAAATCATTCCTGGCGTATGGTGATCGATATGTTAATCTTTTCCCTCTCATTACTAGGCGGATTTATATTGATATCCGTATTGAGTGATAGAGATGTGGATGATGATGACGATTTTGGTGGTGGAATGATGATTCCCGCACACAATCCTATTTGATCTCAATACTCTGCTCTAAATAGGGCAGAGTATTTTTTTATTATGCCAAGAGGAAGATTGCTCAAGGTTGATATTCTTGCAAGAGTTCTCAAGAAAAAGAAAGAACTTGGGGAAGGGAGATATGACCATCAATCATATGACTGGTGTGAAGGATACGATCACGCTTTAAACCAAGTATTGGATGATCTCAATGAATATTCAGACTGAAACAACACAAAAAGATTGGGAGGACTTTTGGTATTCTCCTGAGAAGTTTGGAAAATGGTATCCAGAAGATTTTGTAGAGGAAAATGAACCTGATACTGAGACCACTGAATGATGTCAATGATGTAACTTGGAGTATTGTTATTTCCTTACTGATACTTCTTGCTGGGGTTACTTACTACATATATACAATTATGAAACTTGCTTTTGAGGAATTGGAAGATGAGCGACCTCACAAATAAGGATGCTGAACAAGATTCCAAACTTGCAGTATTAGAAAGCAAGATTGAAAGTTATCGTGAAAGAATTCATGCTCTCGAATCAGAAACTTCAAGTGTTTCTGTTATTGATAGCACTCTAGAGAATGCCATTCGTCGTATTGAGATGGTTCACAGTCGTATAGATAAGACTGAGGAAAAACTCAAAGCACTTGATGATGAGTTGCGTGGAAGAATCCGTAAAGCAGAAATGTGGATTGCAGGTGCTGGAGCAATCATCGCTGCAGCAACAACAATCATAGGAATTGCAGTATCAGTAGAATCACAGGAGATCAATCATGGGCGCAATGGTTCCCCCCAACAGGAAGTCGTGTTACAACTTCCGCGTAGTTGAGATCAATAGAGTCCTTGATGGTGACACGATTGATGTCACTATTGATCTTGGATTTGATCTTTTCAAAAAAGAAAGAGTTAGAGTCGCAGGCGTAGATACTCCAGAGAAGAGAACCCGAGACCTAGAGGAGAAGGAACTTGGAAAGGACGCAACCAACTGGCTCAAAGAGAAACTGGAAGGAGCGGTGGCTGGTGATGATGATCTTGTTATCCGTACTGAACTTGTCGGCGGTGTTGGGAAGTATGGGCGTCTTCTTGGCTGGTTATACATTGGGGATGCAGATGTGTCCCTTAACGAAGCAATGATTGAAGAGGGTTACGCTTGGGCATATGATGGTGGCACCAAGCAAAAGAACTTTGAAGAACTTAGAGAGATTCGTAGAGCACACGGTACATTGGTAGAATAATCATGCTTGAATTTGATTTGACTATGGAGGATTACACAATCATCCTCAATGCACTTCATTATTATAAAAAAGTGGAGAAGAAAGGAAACTTTCAACAGTATGATGATAAGAAGATAAATGATCTTCGGGATCGTATGGCAAGGCAGGTTACAAACTACTTTGGATAAATAAGTTGATCCTATGCCTCTCCAAAATGCCAGAAGAAGTAAAAAAGGATGACCCTAAAAAGAAGGGTCCTATCGGTAAAATCAAAGATAAAATCGATGATGCCGACGAGCAACTTGCTATCCTCTCTACTTTTGTGCGCTTGGGAATTTTAGTATGGTCTGGTGGTATTTTAACTCTCGCGTACATTAAGTTACCACCTGCTCTGGGTATTCCAGAACAGAAGCTCGATCCGACTTTCATAGCCTCCGTTTTTACTGGGGTTTTAGCTACGTTCGGGGTCCAGACCGCCAAGAAAAATGGCGAAAAAAATGGAAATGGTGGTGGAGGTATCAGCAAAGCTGATATGGAAAGACTGATTGAAAAGGCGGCACAAACTGCTCCAGCTCAAACAATCAGAATCGAACAGGGACCTATGCAACTGACACAGGCACCTCCAAAATCAGATGACACTTACAAAATGTAATCATGCAAAAAATCATTAACGTATTAGCACTTCTATCATTCGCTGGTGTCGCAGGCATCGTAGGTGGTGGAACTTATGTGTATCTCCAAAGAGATGCCATCATTGATGGTGTTAAGGAACAAGTCACCAAACACGCTACAGAGGCGATCACAGGCGCTCTGCCTGGAATGTTGGAATCTGCCATGCCCGAACTACCTAGTATGACTGGTGGTGCCCTCCCTGCTCCTTCTGGCGCAGGTGGCGGTGCTCCTGCTGTAACTGGACCCGCGATTCCCTCTTTCTGAGAACTCGATGAGTTTGGTTAAATAATCATATTATTTTAATGGTTCATTATGGCACAATCTACATACAAGAATAGAGTGAAGAAAGAAGCATCCCAAACTTTCTTCCTCTATGTGTTCTTTCATTCTCTTTGGACTTCAGTTTTTAAAATCTTTGAAGATTAATGGAAATACCTGATATTAAAATCAGTAATAACCAAATTAATCCTATCCAAATAAAGGATCTGAATATTAATCAGGTTCTTTCCGCACCTTCAGTGGCACTGCCACCAGCTCCACCTGTAGTGGTGAATGTTGGGGTGCCTTTGATTGACATTCCTGGATGCGTTGAGGCGCATGAGGTTGATGATAATAATATGTTGGAAGAGGATGATCCTAAGGGAACTCAGGTATTTTGTGATGGTAATATGCCATCATTCAATCCAATAGATTATTCTCCAGAGAACTTGGTTTTTACTAAACCTGAAGAAGTTCCAAAAGTAAACCCTCCAGAGACTCCTGAAGTTCCTGAGACACCAGAGGTTCCTAAGACACCTGCCGCTACTGCTCAGATAGAATGTCCCACTAAGGTACAGAAGGCACAGGAACCTGTTGGATCTTTTGTAGAAGGATTTAGAAAAAAGGTTGTTGGTTATGAACTGATTGACAACACTTGTGTACAGATAACAGAAAAAGTCCCACTACCTACACAAATAGTAGCGGGACTTCCTAGTGGTGGACAGGTTGTACAGGTGGGAGGTGTTGCTGTTATTGCGACAACTTCGGCACTGCTTGCAAAACCTCTTGCTGATCTTTTGTTAAAAGCGGTGAAACCTGCTGTGAAGAAGGTAATGAAGAAGATTGCCGCGATAAGGGGGAAGAAACCCCCAGTCTTGTCCCAAGGGGAGCGCCGAGCAGAGCAGCGTCAGATGAATCACGCTGTGAAGGAACTTCGCTCTGTGTTTCCGAGGAAGAAGAAACGGAAGGGATAGCATGAACGTGTGGATGTGTATGTCCTGGTGGATTATTCACTACGACATCAGCACATACGGAATAATAAGGGCTCTTGGGGTGAAACTGAATTCCACGGAGTTTCAATTCCCCACAATTCTTGAGTCTCGCGATCTCAAAATCTAATCTTTTATTGGCAGTCAACTGTTGCTGTAATGCAATCTGTGTCGCCGCCGCTTGTTTACATTGGTCTTGTAACTTCCTATCTAATGGACGAGACCAAGTAGCACTAAAACCTACTGAAAGATTAGTGTTATTTTTTTGTCCAGTTCTTGTAGGAACATAGTATAAAATATCTCCTGGATTGTTTAAGTTTCCATCATCATCGGTAGTCATATCATAGACAGGAGTATCATAATATGATTCAAATGGATGTTGTTGACTAAACGCTCCAGTTACATATGGGGTAAAATTGACAGTAGGACCCTGACACTGTATTCCGCCCCCGTAAGTATTAGTGATGTAAGGGCCTTGTAATACCTGGATCGCCTGGTTGGTCACCGAGCCTGAGCTATTCGCCACTGGAGCTGCTGTTGCACTAACACCACCTACTGTTTCTGCATTGACTGGTGTTGCAAATAGCAGAGCGATTACTGCTGGAAGATACTTGTAGTGTCGGTTACGCTTGTAACCTCGGTGGTTCTCTGGATAATCGTATGATTTTGTAAACCAGGACCTGAGTAGGTTTCGCTGAACTGGAACGCTGCCCCTGGCGTCGTTTGTGTGAAAGATGGTTTGTTTGTTATTCCTGTCCATGATGAGGTCACCCCGTTAATAGTTACGTTATTAGTACCCGTGCCAGGTGAAAGATTACCTGACGCTGTAATACCACTCCCAGTTGCAGAGTATTGATATCCAGTGCTGTAGTCCATCGAGTTGATGGTTTCAGTAATACTTTGCGTGGTCTCTGTATGGCTCGTCATCGAACCCTGAGTGAAATTTGGAACCACGGGGACTGCGGACGCTGCAGCCCCATGTAAGGCACCAAGAATCAATCCAAGACCGATTGCTTCTTGTAATCTGGTCATGACTATTTAACCTCAGTCAATAACAGTGATCTCAGAAACGAATTGTCCTGTTGCCGAAGTGCCAGCACCACCAGCAGTCAGAGTAATAGCATGACCACTTGTGATTGTGCCTGCCAGAGAACCAGCAGTGCCAGCAGTGTAAGAAGTAACCGAACCGAAGTTAGGAATATCACCTACGGTAGCAGCAGAGGCAGGGATAGCATCGCCCTGAGTATATGAAGCACTGTAAGAGAATGCATTGCCAGAGGTTGCCTGAGAAGCAGTGACGACACTGGAAGCACCAGTAAAACCATCGCTGGTCATCAGCACACCGTTACCAACAACACCCGAAGTGGTGCCATCAGTGGTGCTTACGCCACTGCCAGAAGTGGTGAAGGTGTGTCCGATTCTGGAAGCAACAGACCGAGCAGCATCAACAGTCAGTTGAGTGCTGGAAGCGTGTTTGGTCACTAGTCCACCTGCATACGCTGGTGATGCCATCATAAACATTGCCAAAGCAATGAATACCTTTTTCATTTCTTACACAAATCAAACTATACTGCTATTTAGCAAAAGCGTCCCCAGATGGGGACACAATGTTCGCAGGTATACCAACCACTTTCAGAGGTGGCACACGAGGGTTGACGAGGTGCGGAAAACCGTGTATTATAAATACATCAACGACACGAAGTTTACATTTCTTCACCGTTGGATCACACCCCAAACCGAGACCTATAGGGTGTCTAAAGCACGTCTCTCATATCCTGTCTAAGGGTGACAGGAAATAGTAACTCCACCATTTCCCTGATGGTCTTACTTTTTTAGTTCAAATACAATGGCTCAAACTACTCTTTCGCGCCAACAAGGCGCATCCACTTGGGAAAACTTCTGCGAGTGGGTAACTTCTACCAATAACCGCCTCTATGTCGGTTGGTTCGGCGTTCTGATGATTCCAACTCTGTTGGCAGCAACTATCTGCTTCATCGTGGCCTTCATCGCTGCTCCCCCTGTGGACATCGATGGAATCCGTGAACCCGTCGCTGGTTCACTCATGTATGGTAACAACATCATCTCTGGTGCAGTTGTTCCTTCTTCCAACGCAATTGGTCTTCACTTCTACCCCATCTGGGAAGCCGCATCTCTTGATGAATGGCTGTACAACGGCGGTCCCTATCAACTGGTCGTCTTCCACTTCCTGATTGGCGTTTTCTGCTACATGGGACGTGAGTGGGAACTCTCTTACCGTCTTGGTATGCGCCCCTGGATCTGCGTTGCATACTCTGCACCTGTTGCAGCAGCATCCGCAGTCTTCCTGGTCTATCCTTTTGGTCAAGGTTCTTTCTCTGATGGTATGCCTCTTGGCATCTCAGGAACATTTAACTACATAAACTAAACCAATGTGTAGTATAAATCGGGTGAACTGCTGGAAACCTAAGTTCTTTATGAATATGGCAATCAGCATCCAAGCCACAGACGATACTTCTGTGGAAGGTTCAGAGACTACTGGGTTCAACAAGCGTGTTGAGTAATACCAGATTAGCGCCCGACAATCTAATAAAATAGATTGATGATATAGTCCAATCCCTATGGAAACATAGGTTCCCGTTCTGCCTAATGGTTGGTATTCCAGGCAGAACACAACATTCTGATGCACCCTTTTCATATGATGGGCGTGGCGGGTGTTTTTGGAGGAAGTCTTTTCTCCGCAATGCATAGGGAACTGTGCCCTTGTTGAGTAATCAGCAAGTGAAAATCGGGTGAACTGCTGGAACCCTAAGTTACTAAAATGTTACTTGACTTATATAAATAACTCTGGTAACATAGACTTTATGACTAACCAGTACTTATCTTTTATTGAGGAATGTAAATCAAAAACATATCCTCCCAATACTTATCTTGAAGAACACCATATTGTCCCAAAACACGATGGTGGTCTTGATAATCCAGAAAACATTATTTCATTATCTTTTGACGACCACATACTCGCACATAAAATAAGGTACGATGTATACGGTCAAGTTTATGACTTAGCAGCATATAACTTGATGTGTGGTTTTGATGATGAAGGTTGGAGACTTCTTAGAGTTGAAGGTGCTTATAAAACACACGAAGCACTAAGATTATCCAAGAAAAACTTTTGGAGTTCTGATTATCAAAAAGAAATGTCTGCTCGTTCTGTAAAGTCTGAGTATGCTATGAAAATGAGAAGTATTGGCGGTAAAGTAGGAGGTAAAAATAGGAACAAAAATGTTGCTATCACTTCTACTGATAAGTATATTTTCTCTTATAACAAAGTTGAAACAGTTTGTATAATAAACTGTGAAACTGGTGGAGAAGTTTTAGAAGAACTACAAAAAATAGTTCCCAATCAAAACTTCAAGAGAGTCACACCTCTTCTAAAAGGTGAAAGAGAAAATGCTTATGGTTGGTCTTGTAAAAAAGTTTAGTAATACGGCAATCAGCATCCAAGTCTTGAGTACACTCAAGAAAGGTTCAGAGACTACCTGAGGGATATAGTTCCCTTAAT